CCTTTGGATGTGTTGCATCTTACGCATGCACAGACCAAATTGGACTCATTATCGTCACCGCCCCGGGCAACCGGCAAGATATGATCCACAGTAGTGGCACCTTCTACCCCACAGTAGGCACAAATGCCTTGATCTCTGGCAATAATCCGCTTTCGGATTTGCTTCCATTTGGAGCTGTTACCTGCTCTTTGTGAGTGATACGACACTAATGCCACCCATGCTTCTTCCAATGAGCTAATGCTCCATTGCATATCTTGCCTTGATACCTGTGATCTATGTATCGCAAAGTCCAGTCAATCATGCGATACCCATCAAGGTTACGATACTTCGTGTTACGCATCTGGCCAAGCCCAAAGTGATTGCCATTTGGATTAATTGCCTCCACACGCCAATTTGATTCCTTGGTTATCAGCGTGTTGAAACATTGAAACTCTTTGTAGTTAATGATCCTTGAATGTGCATAAAGCTTTAATGAATCAATTGATGCTTGTTTAACATCTTTTGTTGCATGTGCCGGTGTAATCCAAATTACACATAGCACGGCCAAAACCATCAAACATCGGCTGCGAGCTATCCGGCTAACCGGCTCGCTACCTCGTGTAGATGGTAATGATGCTGTCAAGAACCCCGCGTGATTTTGGGCGAGCCCCACAGCTTTCACACACCTGTGCATAAGTCCTGTGGATAACTTATTCATTGACTTAGCTCAGCAATCCGAGCATCATCCACAATCTTGATGCCAAATGTGCCGCATCCCATGCATTGTGCAAACCACTCATGCTCTGTCAATTCGGCACCTTTCTTCAAACCAAAGCGTTGCTTAGGCTTTCCATACAGCTTCTTACATATAGCGCAATCAAATAGCAGGATGTGCATAATTGCTCCTTATCAATGTTTCAATGGGTTGCAAATTGACCTGTGGCACAGTCCAGTTGTTTTGGCTGGTGTTTTTGTATCGCGGCTTCTTGGCCACCGCTACGGGCATCCAGCCCACAATGTGCATCTTTGGTGCGTTGCCTGTCACTAACACAGCAATGTCACGATCTTCTCGATCGCTTTCTTGAATCCACAAATTGCTGTTGGGATTGGCTGACCATTTGACCTCAATGTGTTCGCCCACATCGGCTTTTGATTTATCCCATGTGATGCCAGGTTCATAGTCATAACCTAACCGCTTAGCCACAACCATCTCAGCCAACATTGACTCGCCCATTTGTGCCACATACTCAAACCATGAAAGGTTTTTGACTATGCGTGAGCTGTGGTCAGCTGATTTGTCATGGCAATGTGATATGGCTGCAATCATGCATTGCACCTCCTCAATGCGATCTATCATCGGCAATCACCACAAAACCAAATAATGTTATCGGTGCGGTCATAACCTTTTTGGTAACCAAATTGATCCAATCGCCTAAGCTGTGAGCATTTGTCACATTGCTCAATTTTGTATTCCTCAACCACGACACCATTGCATAGCAATTTGGCTGTCATGCTCTGTGGATGGATGATTTCAATGTAATCGCTCATTTTACCGACACCCAAATCATTGCAAGCAATAGCAGCATTTCAACAATTAACAGGCTTACAATTAATCGTTTTTTTGTCATCATCACACCTGTGGCTTAAATGTGCCATCGCTTGTTAGCACATACCAAAGCGGTTTGCATTGCTTTTCTTTGATTTTCTCGCTGCAAAAGTATCCGGCCCATGGCTTTGGTGCATCGGGTTTGCTTTGATTCCATCGCATTGATCCATGTGAGCAACCCGGCACAGTCTCAGCTGTCCAAGCTGTGTCTTTGACTTCTTCGGCTTCTTCTCTGGTCTGATAGCTTGGCACATCGCCAAATTTTGTTGCCCAATAGTCATAATCCATTGCCTTTGGTGATTTTCCATTGACCTGCGCCATAACCTCCTGTGTGGCCTTCTCTGTGCCACCCATGACCAAAGCCATCACGCGCATTAAAGCTGAGGTGCAGGTATCTTCAACCATCCAACGCCTCATTTTTTCGCTGTAAGCTGCAAGAAATCCATGCGCATAATCAATTGCAGCCGGATCAATCTCTGTCTGATTACGCCATGCTTTAGCTTGCACCAGCACATATCCTTTTTCCGCGTTGAATTCAATAATGTGCGTTTCAAGCCTGCCTTGCGGATATGTGGCAATCCACCTGTCAGTCCGCTCTTTGTTGCCTTCGTATGAGTCCATGAACGCCATTAGCGCACCGCCTGACCTGATGCATGGCGGCCTACGGCCTTGCCTCGTTGATAGCCATCTTTGTGGCCTTCTTTATATCCAACCGCATAGCTGCAAATGGCCCATAAAATGCAGGCCACAGTCATAAATATAAACAATCCAATTTCACCTGATGTCATTTTTTTTGCTCCCGTTTCTGGGAGCCGTGTGTCAGCTCCCGAAATAGAGAGTGACAGGCATAGCCGACATTTTCAACAATCACGCGTGGATTGTGGCGTGTCGCTACTTCTTTAAAGCTATCTCAAGAAGTATTTGATCCAATCGGTTTTCAATTCTGCTCACTTGATCCTTGAGAGAATTGCCGCCATTCGGTTGCAGCTCCCGCATGATCGATTTCACCATGAATCTCATCGACGAATAGATGGCAGTCAGCACCGCAAGAACAAGCCCACCGACCGCCGTCCATTCGCCCACACTCATTTCTTCAAGCCAAGATCATCTTTAGGATTGGCCCAACGCGCAAGCATTGGCACTAATCCAGCGACCAAGCCCATTGCCAAATCTTTTGGATTCTGATTCCCAGTCATCCACACAGCTAACATGCCAGCAACAGAGCTACGCGCCCAAGATGCCAACAGAGCTTTTGCTTTATCCATTATTTTCTCCTTTTGGTCGGTCGGGCAAATCACCCGAAAACGGGGCATAAGTTGGTCGGCCGTAGCCAACAACAAATGACCTTGCTCCCAAAGTTCTTGATTTCACCATGACTTCGCCGCCATTGCGTTGATCTCCGGCACCGCTCGTGTTGCCTTCAATAGTCACGATCTGTTTTTCCGATGCCCGAATAACTAAACCAATGTGATTGATTGTCACCTTGTCATCGATAACAAAATCGAAAAACACAAAATCACCAATCTTTGGTGTTTCGTGCCATTGTTTGTTTTTTTTAAACGCCTCAGCTCCGGCTTTAGTGCTGACGACATTTGGCACTTTCACACCAGCTTGATCCGCGCACCAATTAAGAAATGACCCACACCATGGCAGCTTGTCAGCTTTCATGTGTTTGCCATACTTTGTCTCGTTGTTTCCAGTTTCAGCTGTGCCAACTTCGGCGAGCGCAACCTGAATCAATCGAGGCAATGTGCCTTGTGCAAATGTCACAATCCAAGTGCCTTCAAATCATCAGCAGTAAAACCAAGTGCAGCAAGTTTTGCCTGTGCTGCTTCTTTGGCTGCTTCTGCTTGTGTTTGTTTTTCTTGCATAGCAGTCAATTTTGCTAAGTAGATGAGATGCGCTTTATATTCATCAGCAGTCATTTCACGCTCAATTATTTCATCGGTGTTTGTGTTGTGTATTTTTATGATTGGATTTGTCATTATTTTACTCCATATATCTTTACAGTTCCAGCAGTCCAGTTTTGATTGCCAGCCAAGAATTGCAAACTGCTAATTGCAGTATTTGTAATTATGCCGCCGCCTTGAATATAAGGTCTTTGCACAGTATTAAAGACCGAGCCTGTGAGCATGTAAGTTTTATAAGTAGAGGAGCTAGAATAATTATAAATCCACAAGGCATGCACATTGTTTGCATCGTTATAAGTAGATTGAAAACTTATAGGCTGCAAATAAATGGAATCATTATCATCGCTTGTCACATTGACACTTCCGTCAGTACCAAAATATGAAGTGATGTTAGCTGTTGCATTTGGTGAAATTGCTTTATAGACATTCGCATTTGCATTTGTAAGTCCAGTCATTAAAATATAAAGATTTGTATAAGTTTGGTCAATATTTGAAATTGTTTGTGTTGTCGCGCCTGATAAAGTAGTTGTGCTAAGTAATGTCATACCACCGCTTGAAGGCGTAGCCCATTTTACCTTGTAAGGTGAAACTGTTGTATCTGCCGTCAATACTTGAGCTGTCGTACCGATTGGTAAATTATCGTATGTGCCTGATCCTGTGCCAACAACGATGTCACCTGCTGCGGTTATTGTTGTTGCCATGTCATTTGTGATTGTCACCGCACCTGATGTGCCACCGCCTGTGATGCCTGTTCCAGCTGTCACGGCTGTAATGTCACCAACATCATTTGTAATCCACACAAAGTCCATGTTTGTGTTTGAATTTTTTGCCAGAATTTGACCTGATGTGCCACCTAGTAAATCAGCCATAGCTGTATCCACAGCTTGACCAAATACCTCAAAATCAGCTGGCAAATCCGTGACCAAATCTGTGGCCGTTGGCATTTGCCATCCATAATTGCTCGTTGGATTTGTCATGTTTTCTCCTTACGCCACAATTGTGGCATTGATCCAATCCAGAGTTGGATTGACTGTGCTCCATAGTTCTGTCACCGGCACATCATTCCATCGCATGGCTTGCAATGAGAATGAAATCGGTGAAACAATCATTGAAACGCTGACTTGATTATATCTGGCCGAAAATGTCCAGCCTTCAACGAAACCCAAAAAATCGCCTGAATTCATGTTAAGTGGCAAATTGGCTATATTGACAGGCATACCCATAAACACATTTATCAGATCATCCCGGTCGGCATCATCAAGCTCTGGATTGGTCAGCTCAAATGTAATGTTGTTAAAATTAAAGCGTGGGTAGGCTCTTAACTCCAAATAGAAATCGGCCTGATCTTGAGCATCGGCTTGATGCTTAATAGTTGTTGTGAAAATCTGTGCGAGCTGGCCATATAAGCCAACCGATGCAGAATCAACCGCGCTGACCTCATTTTGTGAATTCGTGCCATATTTCAGCGTAATGGTGTTTCGCACATCACCAGCACGGGATTGGATACTCAAACCTGTTGCCAAAGCTTGATTGGCAGTCAGATCAACATAGCCATTGGCGGCTAAATATGTTGTGCGGTGTGTCGAATCAGCATAGCTAATTTGGCCCGTGCTCGACTCATAAATATAGCCCAAGCCTGATGTGGCCAAAGCTGAAACAAGCGAATAAACATCAATGACTGAGGATGTCCTAGCTGCAAGCTCATAATTGCCCGGCTGATCAATTTCACCTAATCCACTATTTTCGGCATCTTGCCATTGGGTCGTTGGATCATAAGTTGCCCATGTTAATGCTTGTGGCACTTCTTGCCATGACAAAAACAACACCTCTTTTAAAATGGTGTAAATCTGATCTCCATCAAAATCTTGCGATAAAACACCATCTGTCAATGCCTTTGGCAATCTTGACAATGCGCCCAATGCGACAATTCTGATGCGTTGAGCATAATCCACGCTGCCGACCTCAGCTACGGCAATGCCTACATCAACAACGGAACCGCCAAAGATTGGCACAAATGTAGCTGTTGAATCTTGCAATTCAATAGTCAGTGAATCATTAATTTCAATCAGCACATTTGATTGATCTAAATTAATTATTTCAAGGTTTGTGTATCCCGCATTTGCTTGTTCATAAATGTTAGTGCGACCGCTGGTGATCGTTAGATTGGCCAAAATGGCTGTTTGATATTGGACGCCGCCAATGGTTACACGCCATACAGGATTGAAAAGTGTCATAAAAACACCAGATTGTTGGCTCCGTTTGTACCTCTAAATGATGAATTGTTTAAAGCGTTTGTAGTTGCTCGGCTAAATGCCTCCTCATCAATAATTGATGGAGCATTGACATTTATTGTGACTGTTGGTTGGGCTGAGGCTGCCATAATTCCAGCAAGCGTGTTGGTATTAACTCCGGATGTGCCAAACCTGAATGGTTGATTTGAAGCTGCCATAACACCTGCAAGAGTCGTTGTGCCACTTGTAAAAGTATCAAATGCACCAGCAACATCATCAATTACTTTTGTAACTTTTTTGGTCACGGCGGCTATACCGCTTGTGCTGCCTCCCGATGTCCCACCGCCAAGCGTTCCACCTCCGGTAACGCCTCCGGTAACACCTCCGGTAACGCCTCCGGTAACACCTCCACCAGTTGATCCTTTACCGCCTGAAATTGCACCCGGCGCGCCTCCTGTTGCGAAACCACCACTAGAACCACCAGTACCAATTTTTGAAATAGGTGAAATGTCTGCGCCCGGTTTCAGCAAGTTAAAACCTCGAATTGCAATGTTTATTAAATCGATTGCTGTATTGACTAATCCTCGCAAAGCTCCGACAACATTTGCCATTATGTTTAAAACAACACTTGCAATGTCACCAATAATGCTAAAAGCTTTACCAATCACAGTTCCAATTATTGGAGCCGCTGCCTTAATTACATCAAAGAAGGCTTGGAATTCATCCTTGTTTTCAATGACTGTGGCTTTTATTTTATCAAAAGCTGATTTGAAGCCTTCAAAAATAGGTTGCACAAAGCTTTTGATTCCATCTGCCAAAGTGTGCAATGTACCGCTCATACCATCGGCATTTGACCCAAAAGCATCTGCGACTTGTTGGACGATGGGAATAACTTTTTCTGAAAACAAAGTCGCCAATTCTAAAACAATTGGCAAAAGTGCCGTGCCAATTGTGACTTTGGCGTTTTCCAATTGAGCTGTAAGAATGCGTGTTTTGTTGGCTAGGCCATCGCTGGTGCGCTCAAAATCGCCTTGTGCAGCTGATGTTTGCTGGTAAATAAGAGCTTGAGCTGCCAAAACCTTTTGCTGTGGTGTCAATGCGTTTTTGGTTGTGCTCACAATTCCCAATTCCAAAGCGGCTTGGCGCAATGATGCATCATCAAGCAAAACGCCATACGCACGCAATGGTTCGGCTTCACCGCGTAATGCTGAGCCAATTGCATTGATTGCTTGCTCTGGTGATGTGTTGTTAAATGAAGCAAGATCGGAAGCTAATGAAACAAAGCCGGTTGAAAAACTTGATAAATCTTTGCCGCTTAATCCGGCAGCTCGGCCAAATGTGGCAAATGTTGCAGCTGCATCCAACGCTTGTTGCTTGGTTTGGCCCAAAGATGATGCTGCACTATCTGCAAATTTTTCAATGTCTTTAGCTGTGTCACCAAATAAGACATTAACCTTTGAAATTGTCTCACTTAAATCGCTGGCAGCTTTGACAGCATCTACGCCAATTTTAATTGCCATTGCTCCAGCGGCAGCGGCCACAGCTGCAAATGCCAAAGCCGCTTTTTTGCTGAAATCCCCAACCTTAGTGCCAAATGAATCAACCTCGGTTGTTGCGCCTTTAACGCCTTTTTTTAGTGAATCTAAATCAGCATCAAAGGTTACTGT